GAAGCGTAGACGTTCCAAGTCTAAGTCCCGTAAAATCGGACAAGTCGCAGAAACTGCACTAGTATTACCCGATGAAGTTCGGAAAGTACTCACTGAGGCCCAGATTAAAGCCTTGGAAGCCGACCATAATAAGCGTGAAGATTGGGCTGAGCAGGCCAAATGCCCGTTCGCACCCACTGTTGATAAGTGGTGTAGGTGGAACAATGTTGAGAAAGGACGTGGTTGTCCAGCGTGTGTGAAACGCGTTGCGAAAATGAAGTCCAGACCTGATTATGTTCCTCGTCCTGCATTTGTGCCATCTAAAGCATCACACCCAGTAAGTGCGTCAAAGCCTATTGAGGTAGTGGCTTCGGGTGCAGTTGTTAAGCAAGAGTCGAACTTAGTTCCTTCTGCCGCAGCTTGCATCTTAGGCCCATTGAACGATACAAGAATGTTCAAAGGGATGAAGTTAATGGAAAAACGAGAACCGATTAGGTTGTCTGATGATAAGTGGGTTATTGATGAACGCATTCCCGAGTTAAAAGACGAGAATGGCAGATCCTTTGACACAATTATGTTGGCCCCTCATATGGGCCCTCAGGACGAACTCGATAGTTTGGATAAACATTGTGAATTTATGGTTGAGTTTAAAGAGCCTCCTTTTTCAAAAGAAATGTTGGTCAAGGCGCATGATGTCCTCGAAAGAGTTTATTTTGCGGCAAGATATAGCATGTCTGACGATTGGGATAGTGACGAGCGGATTGAGGAGTGTATTGATATGCTCACGGGATCCTCTTCGCCTGGCGCCAGACTTCGTACCATTTATGCCACAAATACAGACTTTAGGGACGGCTTGAGAGATAAGGACGGGAAACACCCGGCTATATGTAAAATGGTGAGGGAACGTATGGTTCAGACTCACACCGCTGATTATGTTCGACTAGTTCGGCTCTTTATAAAAGGGGAGTTACACAAGTTGCAGAAGATAGTGGATAAACTGCATAGACTTATATCGAATTTTGACGTTGTTGATACGTTGGTAGACATGTTGGTGTTTGGCAATAGTGTTAGCAAGATGCAGACTGTGCACCATTTGGTGCCTAGCAAGGGAGGTATGTCCGTTTTTTGTGCCGGTTGGGATATAAACTTGAAGCAATTTAAGGATGTGCCTGCCGACATGTCAGTCGTTGACGTTGACCACTCTCACCATGATTGGACAGTGAAGGAGTACCAGTTGGATATGGACCGTGATGCAAGATTCCGGCTGTGTGCAAATTTGGGAAAGACTGAGTCCGTTCAGCGTTGGGAAAAACTTGCGAGGGCATGTTATGATAAAG